GAGACCCCGATCGTACCCCTCTTTATATCCCACTTTATACCCCTCTTTATATCCAGCCTTAGGGGATAATGAATCGATCGATTCCTCTATTGGAAGATCGTCCATGTCGTCTAAATCAACAGGAACGGTAACCCAATAGAGGCCAGCCGTTCGCTTTCCGCACCCGCGATACTGAAGCCATTGGGAGTCGATAGCCCGCTTCCTTGCTTTGTCAAACGTCTCCCATTTGGCGAAGCCTAGTGTCTCCATTAGTTGCGAGTTGAAGAACCGAACCGGCCCTCGGTAGCGTGCCGCGTCTTCGGTGTGAAGGACAACCGCGACTAAGCAAAAAGCATCCCGCCCCATGTCCGCCGCCGCACTTGATTTGTGCATCTTGCGGAAGGCCTTGTGCGCGAAAAACTTATCCCGCTTTGGGTAGTCGATCTGTGGCGGATCGGTCATTGCTTTACCAAAAAAACACCGCTGCCCGGATGCTTGACCGGCAATCGCAGAACGCGAATGAATCCGGGCAGCGGCTTGGTTTGTAGGCCGGTCAAGCCTATTTCGTACACTATAGCAAATTGTCAACCTGTTCGCAACTAAAAAACGTCGTCGGCTTCGATCGCATCATCGAACGGCAGCATCGGGACGTTTTTCTTCTCCTCTTGTGATCGCAGAAAATTGCAACCATGTTGCCAATACGACTCTTTAAGCTCTACGCCCACAAACTTTCGGCCGCACCTAAGTGACCCTACGCCCTCGCTTCCAACGCCACCGAATGGCGAAAACACAACATCGCCGGGAAGCGTCCATAGGTCAACCGCTCTTTCGATCAACCCAAGCTGTAGCGGGCAAATGTGCTTCTCATCGTTTTCCGTTGTCGCCAGTTTGAAGTTTAACACGTCCGTTTGATTGATGTCCCACCAAACCGGCTCCGCGTATCTTCGCCAAATATCGATCGACGGATCGGCCGCGTTTTTCTTTCTTGAAAACGGAGACGGGTGACTATCGTTTGAGCTTCCAGCCTCACCGATGTATCGCGCGAATCCCTTCGGCCTAACGATAGGCTTGTCGCTCATCAAGCCGCTTCCTTCGCTTGGCGGCTTTCGAAAGACGATCAGGTAATCCGCCATGCCTTGCCGCACCTGCGACGTATCACGCCTAACGGTCTTGTGAAGCAGTCCGTTATTGTTGGTCCGCTCGCGCTCCGTTACGGGGCATTTCCAGATCGTTACCCGCGAATGAAAGACCCAACCAGCGGCCTCGAACTCCTGAATACAAGCCCCAGGAAAGTCTATAAGCCCCGTCGTGCCGTATACGTTCGCATATCGCGGCAAGTCCTTGCAATGGACCGCACAAAGGCGACCCGGAACTGTCAGCCGATAAAGTTCTTTGATTGCGAAAGCGTAGTGCCGAAAGAACTCTTCGTCGTTCGCTGCGTTGCCCATGTCGTTCTCCGAATCGCTGTAGATGTACAGCGAAGAAAACGGCGGCGAGTGAATGCAAAAGTCGATCGAGTTATCGGGCAAGTCCCGCATAAGGTCGACGCAATCGCCGTTGTAAAATGTCCAGTCCGCTCCGTGTTGTTCGTTCATGCAACCCATTTCAAACACCTGCCTTTGATTTTAAGAAACTAGGAATCGTCGGAACCGCCGACGCCGATAAACCGACCCGCATCAATTCGGCTTGATTGCCCAAGCCAAACTGCCTAACAACTTCCGCCATCGACGCTTGCATCAAACCGTGATCGGCACCCTTTCGGGCAATGCTCTTTTCGATGTTTGCGTCCGCGTCGCTGCCGATTATGTGAACCCTGACCGGCCGCGTTTGACCGAATCTCCAAGACCTTCGAACCGCCTGATAATACTCTTCAAACGAAAACGAAAGCGACGCGAACACTTGCGTATTGCAAACCTGAAAGTTCAGTCCTACGCCAGCGATAGACGGCTTTGTCACCAGTACCGGAAACTGCCCTTCGGCGAAGCCTAAGAGCAAATCCTGCTTTTTCTTCTCCGGCATCGACCCGCGAACCTCAACAGCTCCGTCGACATGCTTCATTAACTCCGAAGATTCGTAGTCGGTATAACACCAGACAATCGCCGGCCGCTCTGACTCACGCACAATCTCCGCAACTCGCTTAGCTCGCTCGGTGTTGGTCCGTCGCTTTTCTTCGTGAATGTTTGTCGCCGAAATTCCTTCGACGTCAAATAGAAAGCCATCGGCGACGCCATCGTAAGCAACGCTCACAATGTGCCGCTCAACGGTCAGCGGTGGCAAGATATATCCGTCGTCGCTTCCGCCAAGATCAGACGGACGCGAAAGACAAACGGCCCACGAGGTTACCCATCGCCAAAAGTCCTTTTGGGCGTGTTTCTTCAAGCGGTAGCCACCTGCCTTCATGGTGTCGTTGATAAACCACCGCGAAAGCATTTCGTTTGATGGCATGACTCCAAGAAAATCGGCGTGGTTGCCCAGTTCTTTGTGGTCGTTGGGTGCCGGCGTCGCGGTACATGCCAAGCGGTATGGCGTTTCGCGATATGAGTCGATCAACTCCTGCTTGATCTTCCCGGTAAAATTTTTGAGGATCTGCGATTCGTCAAGCACGACACCCGACCAAATCGAAGCGTCAAACTTGTGAAGCTTTTCGTAATTGATGAGGTTAATACCCTCGACAATTTCGCTTTTCTCATCGACCACAGCAACGGGCGTTTTGATGCCGAATTTTTCGGCCTCTCGTTTTGTTTGGGCTCGGATGCCAACCGGCGTATGAATCACCACCGGCCGCTGCGATCGCTTGCAAACCGCGTCCGCCCAGGCTAGTTGCTGGATCGTCTTACCTAGGCCAGTATCTTCAAACAAAGCCGCTCGGCCACGCTGTAGCGACCACTGGACGCATTTAGCCTGCCAGCCCTTTAGAGCCTTCGGAAGCTCGCCAACCGCAACCTCAAAGCCCAGCGGCCTTGCCGATCGCACCTTCGATCGGATGAACTCTTCGTAATCCATGAAAACACCAAAAAGCCACCGGCGGCGCGGCGTAGCGGGCCAGCCTGAATAGGCACGAAGGCACCGCCGGTGGTTGTGTTGGTTGTGAGCCCGCTACGGCTTGTCAAATCTTACCGCACTGTCAACCGTTGACAATGCCCCTCGTCTCCCGCATCTGCCTCTCGATCTCATCGGTCAGCCTTCCAAACTCTGCCCGCGTCGCCCGTGCCGCTTGATACTCCGCGACCCGCCGCGACAAGCCGCCGTCGTGCTCGGCAATAGCCGCACGCTCGGCGAAGTGCTCGGTGATGTCGTCATCGGTCGGCATTACTTAACCTCCCTCTTTGTTGGTCCGTGTTGTTGCAAGATCTTCGCTCGTGCCTTGAGTATCGCGATCGTTCGTTCGCCGCGCTCTCTCGCTCGCTCTGGTTCGCACCAGCGGCAGAGCCATTCGCCTTCCAGCGTCTCGGTTGTCATGTACGACCCGCATTGGCAAAGCGGTATTGCGTTCATCTCTTCCGGTCCGATCGTGAAGAATCGGAAGCCCGGCGGCGGCGACATCGGATTGACGATCACCGCCGCGGGTTTGTCAGGGTCTCGCTTAGACTTCATCGTTAGCCAGTAGCCCCGCTAGCTCGTCTGCTGTCGTCGTCGTCGGTCCGCGATGCGTCACGGTGCCTTCGATTTCATCGTCTGACGCGATCGCGTCGCGGATCTCGGCCGAAAGCTCGCACCACTTGGATGCCCTGCGAAAGACGGTTTTCTTGGCCATCTCATCGAAGTCGGTGACCCAAGGCCCTGTCTTTCCTGATCGGCTCCGATCGCGGATCTTTGATACTTCGTCGATCGTCATAACCTCGCACTTGGTCGCACCGTCCTGCATCTCGATGATGCAATAATAACAGTAGACTTCGCCGCGATCACCGTAAAATATAGGACGATGCGTTTTGACTTCGCCTAGGTCATAGACGAATTCGTCGTTGACGCAAACCTTGTCCGCGTGGATTCGGCCAACCTTTCCGGTCCGCATCATCAACTGCACAAGGCCCTTGTAGTCGATTATCAGGGTGCATTTGTCGCCGTATGGTATCAGGTGAGCGTGCCGTCCGTCCGGCTCAAGGCCCCATTGCGAAAGCTGCATCATGCAATCGAAGAATGATTGCTGCGTACACTTCGCAAGGCTCGGCGTTCTGCCAAGTGCCGCGATCGCAACTCGGGCCATCCGTTCGGCTGTTACGTGCTTGGGAAGGATCTCTGCAATCGCCGCTCGGAATCCGTCGCCCTGTAGTTGTTCGCGAATCGTCAATTGTCGCTTCGGTTGTTCTGCAATTTCGGTCGTCATTTATGCTCTCCAGTTTGGTAAAAAGATAGTTCGCAAATCGTTCTCGCCTTGCTCGCTCCAATCGTTCGCGGCCTTGCGTCGCCTGTACTCCGTCAGCAGTTCTTCGCGATCGGATTCGGCTCGCTGTCGGTCAGCGTCGCAAAGTTCGTAGCAACGGACGCGGTGCGGTGACGACGTTTCAATCGCGATAAAAATAAACCGATCGGCTTTCGTGCCGTCGAGGTAGTGAACACCTTGCAAATCGTAACGATAGCTCGCAATCGTCTTTGCAAACTGGCTCTCGGTTGCGTCGTCGCAGGTCTTGATGTCCGCGATGATGCCACCGGCTCGCCAGTCGATTTTAGCGCGACACTCAACGCCAAGCCTCTCCCATGTGTACTCTGCCTCCGCTTCGCCAACGGCACCTAAGATCGTTGCGGCCGTCTTGCACTTGGCAACCTGTCGGCATAGGTGAGCAATCAAGTCCGCATCCGATCGCGACAACGCCAGCCGATCGCCGTTGATCGCTGCCCACTCTTTGTAAGCTTTCGTTCTGCGATCGCTGCATTTGTCCGGGATCGTCACATAGGATTCGGCATACTTGTCCGGCTCAAGTATCGCCGCATGGATCGCCGTCCCTAACCGCATCGCGTCCGTCTCCTTTCGCGGTGCCGTTTTTAAGATGTGCTCGGCTTCGAATTGTCGCCAGCCTTTCGCCATGCTCTTGAGCATCGTCGCGGAAACTTCGGGCCTGTCGTGGTAATTCATTTTTTCACCTTCCTCGGATCTGTCGGCAGCTTCCGCCGCGGCTCGGTTGTTTTTTCAAGTTCGTCTATCGCGCCTAAAACGCAACCGTAAGCAATTTTTCCGTTGGGACTGTCTGCCTGCGACTTCCAGTCCGTAACAATCTTCCGAAGCGTTTCCCATCGCCGCTCAAGCGGTTCCGTCGCTTGCTGTACCTTGTGCTCGATCAGCTTTTGCAATTGTTCGTCAGTCACATTTCACCTCGATTTTTTCGGCCTGCCGCTCGGCTTCTTTGATAAGTTCCTGTACCGATTCGATTAGCGATTCTGCCGAATCAAGGGACAATCCGATTCGGTAATCTTCGAAAGCCGCCGCCTGGACAACGCCACCTCCAACGGCTTGAAGCCGCTTTTCCGAGACGCTAATCACAAGCTCAATGACCGGCTCAATTTCGGATTCCTCTTCGGTCAATCCGAAAAACACGTTGCC